TATAGACGAATTGGGTGTATTATTAATAGGAGATGACTTCTGTTTTTGGCATGGTTCACAAATGTCAATTGAAGATGCTAGAAAATTAGTTGAAGGCGAGAGTGCAACATCACTTCAAGTAGCTGGTTCATTATTAGGTGCGATTGTTTGGATGATTAAAAATCCAAAAGAAGGATATACTGAACCAGAATCTATACCATTTGAACAAATACTCGAAATAGGTGATCGTTATTGGTCACCACTAGCACAAAAATACTCTAATTGGATTCCTAATCAAGATATCAATAGTTTATTCTATCGAGAATATGATAAAAGTAATCCATGTAAATTTGAAAACTTTAGAGTTTGGACATAAAATCAATTGCGGGTATGATGTAATGGTAGCCTAAGACCTTGCCAAGGTTTGTGTGAGAGTTCGATTCTCTCTACCCGCTCCAATTAAATACTATGTAGAGGTGTATCATGTTTGCGAAAGAAATCGATCTACAACGTGTAAAAGATTATGTTGATCAATATGATGAAAATACTATCATTTACATCGGTTGTGATTCAGAAAAAAATAAAATTGACGGTGTATGGTATGCAGATTATATTACAGCTATTGTAGTTCATATCGATGGTAAACATGGTTGTAAAATATTTGGTCAAGTTCAAAGAGAACGTGATTATGATCAAGTGAAAAATAAACCTCGTATGCGTTTAATGAACGAAGTTTATCGTGCTGCTGATATGTATATTAAAGTAGCAGAATTGATTACAGATAAAGAAATTGTTATTCATCTCGATGTTAATCCAAATGAAAGATATGGATCATCTTGTGTAATCAATGAAGCTATTGGATATATCAAAGGAACATGTAATGTTATTCCTATGGTAAAACCACAAGCATGGTGTGCTACTTTTGTTGCAGATAGATTTAAAGAATTAAAAGTGTCATAAATAATACTTTTATTGTATTGACATATATCGATATTTTTGATATAATAATGTATGGACAAGTATATACCAGTATATCAAAAATTCATTATTTCTTGTGTATTATCAACAGTATGGACAGTATTTTCTATAATTGTTGCCAAAATATGGATAACAAATCTATCTAAAGAAACCAATATTTTCATAGCAGATTTTATCATATATGGTATAGCAATTATACCAGGATTCATCAATTCTTTTATGTTCTTCTCTTTGATACTTGACAAAAGACCCTTGAGAAAAAAATTTCTTAACAGTGAATATCCACCAATCACAATATTGATAGCAGCTTACAACGAAGAAAAAAATATAGTTTCCACTATAAAATCTATTGAACATCAAAAATACCCAGGAAAAATGATTGTATATGTTATAAATGATGGTTCAACAGATGATACTGCCAATATCGTAAGAAAATTAGAAACAACATATTCTTTTGTTAATTTAATTGATTTGAAAAAAAATCAAGGTAAATCTGCTGCGTTGAATCATGCGTTAAAATTAACAGAAACAGATTTAACTGTTACTATCGATGGTGATTCATATCTACATGAAAATGCATTAAAAAATATTGTTGAAAGATATAAAAGTGATCCTAAAAATACCGTGGCTGTCGCTGGTGCGATTTTTGTGAGGAATGCAAAAGTAAATTTTCTAACTAAAATACAACAGTGGGATTATTTTCATGGTATAGCATCTGTAAAAAGATTACAATCCTTGTATCATGGAACATTAGTTGCACAGGGAGCATTTTCTTTATACGAAACAAAAGTCTTGAAAGAAGTTGGTGGATGGGGTAAACATGTGGGTGAAGATATTGTTTTAACCTGGGCAATTTTGAAAAAAGGACATAGAGTTGGTTTTGCTGAAGATGCGATTCTGTTTACCAATGTTCCTGAACAGTGGAGACAATTCATAAAACAACGCCAAAGATGGTCCAGAGGATTGATTGAAGCATTTAGGGAACACTGGCAACTATTATTCAAATCAAGATATACCACTTTGTTTATTTGGTGGAATCTCTTGTTTCCCTATCTAGATTTGTCATATACATTTGGATTTGTTCCAGGATTAATTTTGTGTATATTTGGAATATTTTGGATAGTAGGACCAATGACACTGTTACTATTACCTTTTACATTTCTCATGAATTATATAATGTACCATAATTCAAATAGTGTTTTCAAAGGTCAAGGTGTCGAACACATAAAAATCAAAGATAATCTATTTCATTTTATCATGTATACTTTATTTTATAGCATGATACTACAACCAGCATGTGTGTTTGGTTATATAAAAGAATTTTTCTGGGGAAGAGTTAAAAATTGGGGAACCAAGTGATGAAACATTTATTTTTATTACTGTTATTATTATTTCCCGTGATATCACATGCAGAGTTGGCCGGTTATGGTACAACTTATTATGGTGCCACCGACAGTGGAGCAAACACGGAAAATAGATATGTTACCTATGGAGCAGTCAATAAAAATATCAGCGTGGGATTTTATCGTGATTATTACAATAACCCCATAGGCACTTATTATTCAAATGGTATAGAAACTATATTCAATATCAATGAAAAAAACGATCATTCATTGATTGGTTATGCAGGTCTTGCTGTGTCTAGAAATAAACCATACTTAATCGGTGATCTAACATACACAAAAACTGTAAACAAAAATCTTGATCTATTTGTAGGTGGATACAGCGATATAGTCAATTCGTATCTTGGATTAATCAATGTGATCAGCATGACAGGAATCATTGAAGGTGCAGACATACACAACAAATATGTTGGTGTAGCATCACTGATAAGAGAAACACATTTTTCTGATGGTAATGCACAGACAGGTTATCTAGTTAAACCTTATGTAAATGTATTTGATGGTTTTGGTGTATATGTTGAAGATCGTATGATACACAATTCTAATCCCTATAACGGAAATTATTTTGCTCCTGATTATTATCGAAGAGATTCTGTTGGTATACAGTTTAGGAAAAAATATGATGGTATCCTAGTATATGGCTTCATTGAAGATGGTACGGGAAATATTGATGGACAAAATATGAATGTCTATGCCTGGAGATTGTTAGCAGACAAAGAAATAACACAACATCTACATGTCAATCTAATGGGTGGTCATGACATGAGTGCTTCTACTAACTATCAATATAGATATTTTATGATCAACTTCAACTATATGTATTAATACCTTTTTTCTTCTTGTATTACTTGTATAAGTGTAGTATAATATTATTTTATTTTGGAGATTGTTATGGATATAAAAGCATTTAAATTGGTGACTGGTGAAGATGTGTTAGGTGAAGTGGTAATAGTTAGTGTTAACAACATGTTATATACATTAAAAAACCCAGTTAGTATTGCAATTGTTCGTGGTCAAGATGGTAGACCTAATGTTGGATTTGCACCATTTCCAATGCATGCAGAACAAATTAAAGATTCAACTATTGACATAAAAGGAGAACATGTAGTATACTCTTATGTTCCAGCACAAGATTTCATTGATAATTATAATCAAGTGTTCGGTTCTGGTATTGTAGTTCCTAAACAACAAATCATTACAGGGTAATATGCGTTTTTATACAAATGTTCAAGCATTAGGTACAAACATTCTTTATAGGGGTGTAATCGATGGAAAAAGGGTTAAAAAGAAAATCGATTACTCACCCTCTCTTTATCTTCCTTCCAAAAAGATTACCGATTATACCAATCTAAACGGTGATTATCTAGAAAAGAAAAAATTTAAAAATATTAAAGAAGCAAGAGAATATGTTAAACGATTCGAATCGATGGAAAATTCTCCAAAGATTTATGGTAATACAAAATTTGAATATGCTTTTATTGCTGATTTGCATACCGAAAGTACCATTGATTGGGTTCAAAATGATATATTAATTGGTATCATCGATATTGAGGTTGGATCAGAAAATGGTTTTCCAGATCCATATGAAGTAAATGAACCTATCACTGCTATCACTATTCATTATTTGAATGGTGATACATTTGTTTTTGGTTGTGGTGATTATGAGGTTCAAGGTAATGAAAGATATGTAAAATGTCGTGATGAATATACTTTGTGTAGAAAATTTTTGGATCTTTGGATAGAAATGTGTCCTGATGTTATCACTGGTTGGAACATTAAGTTTTTTGATATTCCATATTTGTATAATAGATTCAATAGAATTCTTGGAGAAGATCCAACAAAAGATTTATCTCCATGGAGAATAATTTCTGCTCGTGATGTTTACATAAACAATCGATCTACAAAAGCATATAACTTACTTGGTGTTTCTTGTTTGGATTATATTGAATTATACAAATGGTATGCTCCTGGTGGTAAGTCACAAGAAAGTTATAAACTTGATAATATTGCTAATGTTGAAGTTGGCGAAAGTAAATTATCTTATGATGAATATGATAATCTACATCAATTATATAAATTAAATTATCAAAAGTTTATTGAATATAACATTAAAGACGTATTATTGATTTTGAAACTTGAAGATAAGTTGAAACTTATTGAGTTGGCTTTAACTTTGGCTTATGATACCAAAACTAATTATGAAGATGTATTTGCACAAACAAGAATGTGGGATGCATTGACTTATTCTTATTTGTTGAGACAAAATATAATTGTTCCACCAAGAGTTGTAAAAGAGAAAGATTCTGCTTTTGATGGTGCTTATGTAAAAGATCCACAAGTTGGTATGCATGAATGGGTTGCTTCATTTGACTTGAATAGTTTGTATCCACATTTGATGATGCAATATAATATCTCACCTGAAACTTTAATTGAACCTGAAGATTATACAACAGAAATGCGTAAATTGGCGGCTGATGCATCTGTTGATAAGATGTTGAAGAAAAGTATTGATACATCAATTCTAAAAAATCTTGAAATGACTTTGACACCTAATGGTCAATTCTTCCGTACAGATATTCAAGGATTTCTTCCAAAAATGATGGAAGAAATGTATGAAGACAGAAAGAAATTTAAGAAGTTGATGTTGCAAGCTAAACAAGAATATGAAAATGTTTTACGAGAAATGGAAAAAAGAGGTTTGCTGAATAAATAATACTAAATATAGCGTAGTCTAAAGGAAATAAATTATGCCAAATCAATTTAGTGTTATAACAAAAGAAATTCAATTATTATTACCAGAATTTGAAAAATTATTAAAAATGGGATATACTTTGAATGAAATTCAACAAATACACAACAAATACAGTTATACAGGAATTTATAATTGTATAAAAAAGAACGGACTTTCTAATTATATTTCGGTAAAAAATAATGGTAAATCAAGAACACATAAAAAAAGATTGTGTGACTTTGATAATAACCACAAATTAAATAAAGAGACATTAGAAAAATTGTATTGTGTGGATAAACTAGATTTATATGAAATATCTAAAATATATGGAGTAAGTCCTTCTGGTGTGTTATACAGAATGAGAAAATTTAATATAAAAACAAGAAATAAATCCGAAGCAAGTAAAATCATATACACCAAAAAACCATATTTAAGAGAAGTTCATCGTAAAAATGCAAATATAGGAAAAACAGGTATTTTTAGAAAGTGTAATAATTACTCAAATACTTGGATAGAAAGAGAATTTGAAAAATACTGTATTGAAAATAATATAAAATTTCAACGACAATTTCAAATAACTCAAGATACTCATAGATATGATTTTTTAATCGGTAAAAAAACTATTGTTGAGCTTGATGGGTTATATTGGCACAATAAACAAAAACAAAAAGAGAAAGACAAATCACATGAAGAGTTTGCTAAACAAAATGGTTATGTTATAATAAGATTTACAGATAAACAAATAAAGGAAACTAAAAGTGAATGCTTCAAAATCATTAGAAATTATGAGTGATGAAGAACTTATCAATTATAAAGAACAAATAATCAGGAGAGTTGCTCGTTATGATAATCTGCAACTTGCGAAAAAGGTGTCACTTTAACTCTGCCTACGGTGCTCTTGGTTCACAATATTTTAGATTCTATGATCTCCGTATGGCACTTGGTGTTACAACTTCAGGTCAATTATCTATTCGTTGGATTGAAAATAAATTGAATGAGTATATGAACTCGATATTAAAAACGAATTCTGATTATGTTATTGCCTCTGATACAGATTCAATTTATTTAAAACTTGGTCCATTAGTTGATAGTGTTATTAAAGATAAATCAGATTTAGACAAAGTTATTCAATTTATGGACCGTGTATGTGAACAAAAGATTCAACCATTTATTGATAAGAGTTATCAAGAATTAGCAGATTATGTTCATGCTTATGATCAAAAGATGCAAATGAAACGTGAAGCACTTTCTAACAAAGGTATTTGGACTGCTAAGAAAAGATATATTCTAAATGTGTTCAACAATGAAGGTGTTCAATATGCTGAACCTAAATTAAAAGTTATGGGTTTAGAGATGGTAAAATCTTCAACTCCATCTGTTATAAGAAATAAAATGAAAGAATTGATTAAATTGATGGTTACTGGTACAGAAGAAGATGTGATATCTTTTATTGAAAACTTTAGAGAAGAATTTAATAAACTTCCTCCAGAAGACATTTCTTTTCCAAGAGGATTGAACGGACTAAATACATATTCTGAAAAAGATGGTAACTATAAAAAAGGAACACCGATTCATGTTAAGGGTGCCATCATCTATAATCATTTATTAAAAACACATAACTTAACAAAAAAATATCCATTGATACAAGAGGGCGAAAAAGTAAAATTTACTTATCTAAAAGTTCCAAATCCATTTAAAGATATGGTAATATCTTTTCCAACAAGATTACCTGTTGAATTGAAAATGAATGAATATATCGATTATGATACCCAATTCGAAAAAGCATTTTTGGAACCAATTCGTGTTATCTTAAATTGTATGGGATGGAAAACAGAGAAAACTAGTTCTTTAGAGGAGTTTTTCGGGTGATATTTCTAACATTTTTAACAGCAATCGCTTTATCAGGAATTGCAGCATATTATTCAGTATTAGGTTTAACTGCAATATTTGTTGGTGCTTTTTGGCCAGTTGTTTTGATGGGATCTACACTTGAAATTGCTAAATTAGTAACAGCATCTTGGTTGTATCGTAATTGGAAAATTGCACCCGTTCTAATAAAAACATACTTAACTATTTCTGTATTAATTTTAATGTTAATAACTTCGATGGGTATATTTGGATTTTTATCAAAAGCACACATTGATTCAACATTAAATTATGGAACAAATCAAATAGAATTAAAAGTATTAACCGAACAAGAAACCAATATTAAAGATAGATTAAATTACTTATTATCAAGATCAAAAGATCCATTAACAGCAAATCATAGATTAGATAGAGAAATACAATCAACACAAAAACAATTAACAGAAATAGTAAAGAAAAAATTACCACTATTAAAAACAGATACAAAATTATCTGCTGATGTTGGTCCAGTAAAATATGTTGCTGAATTGATATATGGTAATGATGAAAATGGTATCGATAAAGCAGTTAGATTGGTAATAATCGTTATTATGCTTGTATTTGATCCATTAGCTGTGTTATTATTGATTGCTGGAAATATTTCGTTGAAAAATAATGATAATGATAATATGGATGATATGGATGACGAAGTAAAAGAATTTTTTGATAAAGGAAAAGAACTTGCTAAAAAATTAGATGCAAATGAAGGTTTTATACCTGATGTAAATATAAATCATGAATCTAATAATATACCCTTATCAGAAAATAATAATGTAATAAATCAAATAGCACCAGGACTATATACAGAAGAGAAAGCAAATACAATGTATGACTATAAAGATGAGTTGACATTTAAAAAAGTGGAATCAAAATTTAACATGCCTTGAGGTAATTTATGAGTGTTTTAGAAAAAATTAAAAAGAATAGTTCAATCAAAGAATCTTCTATTCTATCCAAATCAAAATTCTTTACTGAAAAAGATATGATACCTACACCGATACCAGCAATCAATATTGCTCTATCGGGTAAAATAGATGGTGGTCTTACTCCTGGTTTAACCATGTGGGCAGGTCCATCAAAACATTTTAAAACTGCATTTAGTTTATTGATGGCTAAATCTTATATGGAGAAATATAATGATGCAGCGTTATTGTTCTACGATTCAGAATTTGGTACTCCGCAATCTTACTTCGACACTTTTGGAATTGACACCAATAGGGTTCTTCATACTCCTATTACTGATATCGAGCAGTTGAAATCTGATGTAATGAAACAGTTACATGAATTGGGTCGTGGTGATAGAATTATTATTTTAGTTGATTCGATTGGTAATTTGGCATCAAAGAAAGAAGTTGATGATGCACTTGAAGGTAAATCTGTTGCTGATATGACAAGACCTAAACAGATTAAATCATTATTCAGAATGATTATTCCACATTTAACAATAAAAGATATTCCAATGGTTGTAGTTAATCATACTTACAAAGAAATTGGAATGTTTCCTAAAGATATTGTTGGTGGTGGTACAGGTCCTTATTATTCCGCAGATAATATTTTTATTCTTGGTAGACAACAAGAGAAAGAAGGAACTGAAATTGTCGGCTACAATTTTATAATCAATGTAGAAAAAAGTAGATATGTTAAAGAAAAATCTAAAATTCCTGTTAGTGTATCTTTTGATGGTGGTATCAGTAAGTGGTCTGGTTTGTTGGATATCGCACTCGAAAGTGGTCATGTTATTAAGCCTTCAAATGGTTGGTATTCTAGACTTGATGAAGATGGTGTCATAGAAGATAAAAAATGGAGAGTTAAAGATACAGATTCAAAACAATTTTGGATGTCAATTTTAAAACAACAATCTTTTAGAGATTTTATCGAAAAGAAATATCGAATTGCTGCTGGTGAAATTTTACAAGATGATATTGAAGAAGCATTTGATGTTGAAACTACTAATGGAGTTGAATCATGATAGAAGGTATTGATTACTGTTACATCTATCCTAAAGACGATGCAACATCTGTTCATATAAAATTCTTACAAGGTCCATATAAAGATACCCTTTACAAATATGGTAAAGTTAAATTTGAAGAAAAAAATGATCAGGTGTATTTACTTTTTGCATATGATGTGTTAGAATCTACTGTTGATAAGCCAAAAGTTCTTGAGAAAGATGAAAATTTCAAGAACTACATTGGTGATTTATTGGTAGAAATTATGTCAGGTAACATTGATCAGGAAATAGACGATGAATATAATGTTTCTGAATAAAACTTACAATTATTAAAGTGCCATTGTTTCATTTGAGGTATACCACCAATTTTTTTACAATGTGGACACATAATTTTTTGTTTTTCTTTTCCGGAATTTGACTTTGATATGTTGTCTTTATGTTTTTGTGATAAGGATTTTACTATGTTTATTCTAGGCTTTCTTAATTTTTTCTTTCTTTCCTCATCAAAAGGTTTACCCTTTCCTTTAGCATACTTATTTCCTAACATCAATAATCTTCTTTTTTCTTTTTCTTCTTTTGATTGTTTTCTTGAGAAACCAAAAATTCCTTCTCCACCTAAAGTTGAATTGTATCCATTTTTGTAAGAATTATATTCTATAATGAAATATGGTTCCATTGTTTTTAATGTATAATCTTTATCTTTTGATTGAAACAATAAAGACCATTCAAAATTATTCCAACCATATTTTCTAATAGCTTTATAAAATCTATAATTTAATTTATTGTAATTATGTTTATGGACATTTTTTCTTCTTGGCCAATTAGAATCAAAACCAATATAAACTTTACCATTTATGGTATTTGTGACTTTATATATTGAATATATACTTGACATGTGCTGTGTCCTTGTGTTAAAATGTTAGACATAGAGTAGGTAGATGTTAGCGCATCGTGACCTACACTTTTATTTATAATGGATTGATATGAAAATAGAAAAAATTATTTTATCTAATTTAATACGAAATGATGAGTATTTGAGAAAAGTATTACCATTTCTGAAACAAGATTATTTTACAGAAAGTACCGAAAAGATTATATTCAATGAAATTCACAAATTCACAACGCATTACAATAGTACACCACAGATTGAAGCGATTGAATTGGCCATCCAAGAAAGGCGAAATCTCACGAATGAGGAAGTGGAAAAATGTGAATCTTATTTACAAGAAATTAAGAAATCTACACAAGAAAAATCCGAAATTCAATGGCTTGTTAACGAAACAGAAAGATTTTGCCAAGAAAAAGCGATATACAATGCAGTATTGGGGTCTATTTCTATCCTCGATGGAAAAGACAAAACGCATGACAAAGGTGCGATTCCCAAAATATTATCGGATGCCTTAGGTGTAAGTTTTGATAATTCTATCGGTCATGATTATCTAGAAAATTCTGATGAACGATATGAGTTTTATCATAAACACGAAGAAAAAATTCCATTTGATTTAGAGTATTTCAATAAAATCACAAAGGGTGGTTTACCAAATAAAACTTTGAACATAGCTTTAGCAGGAACTGGTGTTGGTAAAAGTTTGTTCATGTGTCATGTTGCTGCCAGTTGTATGGTTCAAGGTAAAAATGTATTGTACATAACATTAGAAATGGCAGAAGAAAAGATTGCAGAAAGAATTGATGCAAATCTTTTGAATGTTACTATTGATGACTTAATGAATTTGCCCAAAGATATTTATGATAAGAGAATCAATAAACTTCGTGAGAAAACTATTGGCAAATTGATTATCAAAGAATATCCAACAGCATCTGCTTCAACAATTCATTTTAGGAATTTATTGAATGAACTTAATCTTAAGCGTAATTTTATTCCCGATATTATCTTTATTGACTATCTTAATATCTGTTGTTCTTCTAGGATCAAGCCTGGTGCTTCTGTTAACTCATATACTTATGTCAAAGCTATTGCAGAAGAATTGAGAGGTCTTGCTGTTGAATTCAATGTTCCAATCGTAAGTGCAACACAAACAACAAGAAGTGGTTATACAAATAGTGATCCAGGTTTAGAAGATACATCCGAATCGTTTGGTTTACCTGCAACTGCTGACTTTATGTTTGCTCTTGTTACTAGTGAAGAATTAGAAGAACTAGGACAAATAATGGTAAAACAATTGAAGAATAGATATTCTGATCCATCACAGTACAAAAGATTTGCAATTGGTGTTGACAGAGCTAAGATGAAACTGTATGATACAGAAATGATTGCACAAAATGATGTTGTTGATACTGGTAATAAAAAACCCAAAGATAAATTTAAAGATATTAAAATATGATGAAACTTGAAAAAGAAGATGCGATTCATGTAGCAAATATTTTCAAAGATTACTTTAGTAATTATGATAATATCGAATCCTACATGAGAGAAGAAAAATTAAAGAATATAGATCATATATCAAACGATTCTTTATTTCCTATTGAAGATGATTTGTTTTCAGATTTTTCCATGCATCCTAATGATATGGATATTTCTATTTGTGATATACCAAATCAACAATGGGAAAATCTGTTGGCAATAACTTCATCACATATCAATAAAGCACCCGTTGGTAGAAATATTCAATTAACGGTAAAAGAAAACAATACAAATAAAATTCTTGGTTTTATTAGATTAGGTTCTCCAGTGATTTATATGAAACCAAGAAATGAAATGCTTGGTCAAGTGTTTTCACAACAAAAAGAATGGACAAAACGATTTAATGATTCAACAATGATGGGTTTTGTTATTGTTCCAGCACAACCATTCGGTTATAATTATCTTGGTGGTAAATTATTATCTGCAATTTGCACTTCTCATGCTGTAAGAGAAATGTGTAATAAAAAATATAATATGAATATGTGTTTATTTGAAACTACAAGTTTGTATGGTAGTACAAAAAGTGTTTCTCAATATGATGGTATGAAACCTTTTATTCATTTCAAAGGTTTGACTGAATCTGATACTATACCTATGTTACATGGTAAAGATTATGATGATTTAAAATCATTTGTTGAAAGTAAAGTTGGTGATATTTTAGAAGGTGATGAAAGAACAACAAGTAGAAAATTGAGAACTTTTGCAAAAATAATCTCTTTGACCAAAGCTGCATTAAAAAATAGTTCTGAGGGAGAAGATTTTAATCTAACAATAAATAAAGCAAAGTCTTTGACAGAACAAAAAAGATACTTTATTAGTAATTATGGTTTTAGTAATTTTGTTGATTATTTAAATTGTAAAACTGATAAATTGATTCCTGGTGAAAACTATGAAAAACATTCTTTAGAAAACGTTATAGAATGGTGGAGAAAAAAAGCAGTTAATAGATATGAAACACTTAAAAGAGAAAATCGTTTAAGAACAGAATTGGAAGTTTGGTCCAACAATAAAGATATTCAAATTATAAGGTAATTCAATGTCCCAAGAAACAGTAAGAAGACCAGATGGATCTGCATCTAAAGATGATAAAGCTGAAACATCTCAAGCACTATTTTGTGCATTGGCTGATTACTGTGGTTCAAATGAAGTTGATAAATGGTTGAGTCCACAAAAAGTTAAAACTAAAGGAAGTGGATTTGAAACATACAGTGAATTCAAAAATAAATGGAACGAACATTTCGGTAAAAAAAATGCATCGATTAAAGAAATTTTTGAAGAAAGAGTTCTTTCTGGTAAAGCTACATATAAACAAATAGATGAATTTTTAACTGAAAAAACTGATTGGTATATTTCATCTGTTTTGATTTCAAATGCATTAATTAAAGATACTACTCATCTTGGAAAAATACACGGTAAAATAAAAGGAATAGGATGGAAATCTATTTTTTATGAGCAAAAAAACATTACAATGAATAATATAGAAATATTATTCAAGCAAGCCAATGATAAACAGAAAAAAAATGTAGATGAAAAAACTAAAAAAACATTTATACCTTTTGGTGACATAAACAAATGGTGTCCAGCTGATATATATTTCACTTCAGAAAAAGCAGAAAAAAATATTTTAAGTTTAACTTCAGGAAAAAAATTTAAAGACATTACATTTTTTCAATTGAATGACATACTTGGAAAATTAATTGATGACGGAGAATTGTTACCTTTATCATTAAAAAAACAAACTTCCAATGTAACAATTAAAAAAGTTAATTTTAATAAATCGGAAGATTGGAAAGAAATAGAAAAAATTGGCGGTGGAAAAGTTTTATGGAAAAAATATCCTACAAATTTAACAAATTTACCATCGAATCCACCAGCTAGAGATATGAAAATATTTTTAACAAATACAAACAGTGAAGATGATAAAATAGTTTTGAGACACGATTCGTCAACAGCAGTATTTAAAGGTGAAATAGTATTAAAGGGAATGGAAGCGAGAGGTGGTAGTTTAGGTTTAGAACAAATAACATCAATTATATCGTTAATAGATGAAAGTATTGCAAATAAAATAAAATCTGCATATGATAAAGGAAATAGAAGTTTTAAAATTAGTAAAAAACCTATACGTGAAAAATATGAAAATGCTGTCAAAGCTGCAGGTTTAAATATCAAATCACAGATTCCTAAAGATAAACAACTTATAGGTAAAATCAGAAAAGATTTAAAATATGATGATCTTGTCGGTCAATTGAGCGCAGTTTATGTTACCAATCCTATATTTTCAATATTAAAAACTTTTTTAGATGATGATGATTGTAAATCAAATTTTATTAGAATGGTATATGCATATTCATCTTCACAGTCTTTCGAATCTGCTAAATTTGTTGTTGCAAAATAAAAAAAAAA